TTTTCACTGAAGAAAGTTTTGTCTCTCGATCAGTCTCTTCACTTTTTTCTACTCAGATTAAGAGTAGTGAACAACCATGTAATCGAACGTGAGTGAACCAAGGTCCACAGCAGTCGTTGCGTCATACATGTTATTGATGTAGATCGAGATCGTGTCTGTTGCGGTGATTTTCGCACCTACCACAGCTCCCTTCGCCTCCATCGCTCGACAGTTGACGAATACTCCATCGCCTACTGCTGCACCGGTAATCGTACCAGTCTCAATTCCTTGAGCTGCCGCGGCGATTGATGCTGCGTTAAGTACAAACGTACCAAACTCAACCCATCCACCCTTACCATCATCGATGGTCATCTTTCGTGTAACTGATGTTGCTGCCATAAATTTGTTCTAAATTAATGTGAGTAATTGTAGGGGGCCACTTCCTACCCCTCGGTCACCGGCGACGTACTATCCGGTCACTCGGGGTTAAACTCGAGCGTGTTCGATCTTCGACATGAACGCATCGTTAAGAATCACAGCTGTAAGGCTTGCCTTCCAACCAGATGTCTCTCGCTGATCGAGTGGGTCCGAAGATCCAGCTGAACCAAGAGGCTTAACAATGTTCTGGAGTGCACGACCGCTCATTCGAGTTACGCCGTAAGCGTACTTCGCGAGGATGAGAGTTGCGTACACATCGATAGATCCAGTACCAGCACCGGTGTAAACCTTCGCGTTTACAGTCTCGATGAATCGAGTGTTACCGTACTTTCCGATCTCACCCTCCATACGTGCACCTGGCTGTGCGTACAACTCAACTTTCGTAAATCCTGTGAAGGCACGAATAGTCTTTGTTGTGTACACGTGACAGATACCAATGAAGCAAGGTGGAAGTGGAATAGTCGCGATACCGGTTGAAGGATCAACATAGTTCGTCATAAAACGAGCCTTTGCTGCCTTCAAGGTTTCCTCAGCTGTATCGACGTTTGCTGAAGTGATAACATCACCCGCAGCAACCTCAGAGGTCTGAGTGTTGCTTGTACCAGCGTAAATAACTGAAGTGGTCGCAGCGAGAACATCACGAACGATCTGATCGATCGTGTCTCCAGCCTGGTCAGCGAGAACGTCGTTCGCCTCCATACGAACTGGGTCCTCTGTTTCCATCGTGAGCTTGTCAGTAAGAGTGACGAAATCTCCGTACCAGTTAAGGGTTGCAGAAACGTCAGTCTTGCTGAGCTGTGAACCTGCTGGCGTAACGCCTTCAACAAGCGGAGTTGTGGCTGCCGTAAGGTTCGCATATCGACGGAACTTGATAATGTCAGAATTTCCCATAGGGATATCCTTCACCATACCGAACTTGTTGTGCACAAGGAGCGGCTGGACTCGAAGCAATAGGTCACGTGAGTAAAACGAATTGATATTCGAGATTTGAGTCTTGGTTGTATTTCCTGCCATAAATAATATTTAGGTTACTAAATGAATAATTGTGACAGGTCTTGTTGTGGCTATCCGTTTGGATGGAGCATACGATTTCTCGCTGCGTTCATCTCTTCCGGAGTAGCGTTACTCCAATCCCTGTCTGCAACTCCTGAATTGCTCTTGCGAGCTGGAGTTACCGAAGCGTCTTCAACATCTTCCTGCGTGGTACTACTTTTAATGTAGCTCTGCATAAGATCGTCTTTGAGTGCTTCTTCCGGAGTCATGCCGTAGGCTCCTGCGTGAGCAATCACCTTCAGCTGCTGAACCTTCGTAAGTTCCGGATGGTCTATACGGAAGTCAGTTGCAATTTGTGGATCTACCTTTTTTTCATCCACCTTGTCTTGCGCCTTTTGTACTGGATCCTCCTTCTTTGCCGGCTCTTCCTTTTTTGCTTTCGCAAGATCCCGGAAGTGTCGCTTCTGGTGAACCGTTGTTTGTGCTGATCGTAAGATAGCCTCATTCAACTGTGTCACCTTTTCTGGATCTGCTTTATCCTCTTCAGAGAAATTCGCGATGAAGTCCTCGTCAGCGTGTAAAGCGGTAAGTTCCTCGGCAGTCATCTCTTCCTCCATCTTTGGAGCGGGCGTTTGTCCCTCTTTGTTTTCGTCAGCCATAGTTTTATTCATTGGCTTCACCTTACGGCTGGGAGTTTAGTTCCCAAGATAATTATTTTTTAAAATTTGCAGTCTATCTGAACTGACTTATTGGTTTTTCTGTTCGTACCCCCTTCACCTGTCTAACCGTTTCCGGGAACACGTGAGAGCGTATTTCTTGCAAAGTTTCAACGGCCTTCTGTGCTGCAAGTGCTTGAAGCCCCATATTCCCCTTTGGATCTATGTTACTCACGCTATCCAGCTCCGCTTCAGCTGACAGGAGAAGCTCCTTGAGAGCCTCTACCCCTGTACCACCGACTGCCATGAGCTTTGCAATGGCATTTGATTTTTCTGGATCAATGTTTATTTTCATGCCTAATTGAATTACTTTTAATTTCCAGATGCAACAGGTACTGCTGCATTATTCCCCGCACCGACCTGAGAAGCATCTGCTTCTCCTGGGGAACCTCCTCTCCCTGCGCCCGCACCGCCCTGGTTCGCAGGGTTCAAGCTCGGGTTGGTAGGAGTTCGATTAACTGCGTTGATCTGGAGAGGTGAGTATCCACTCTCCTCTAAGATCATGTTCAATAATTTCATAAGTCTCTGGTCTTGTAGTGCAGCTGGATTCGCAGCGGCGACCTGGAACGTTTCTGAAAGTGTGTCGAGGTTCTCCTTCTTACGATTGTTTTCTCCAGTGATAACCATCTTCACTGAGTACTTGAAATTCGTGAAGTACTCCCTCTCGATTCGAACTTGCTTTGGTGACTTCTTCACCTGGTCCAAAACGAGTTCTCCAACGAGCTGAAGATTCTCAGCTGTCGGCATCTCGTTGTGTTCCATGATGTACCGCTTCATCACATCGTACTGGAAGATCTTTCGCTTGGTGGTGTAGTACACCTCCATGTCGTCAGCATCATCCAGTATGTCGAGGATGTGTTCCTCGGTGAGTGATTCCCCAAAGTCCTTGAGGAGCCATTCGTTGAATACTTCCTCGAGGAAGAGTCCCATATTCTCCTGTACCTTATCGAAGAACTTTGTTGCTGACACCAACTGCTGAGCGCCGAGCTTGAATGGTGTATTCGATGGAAGGTTTTGCCCGGTAACAACTTCGAGTGACTTACAGATTCTGTCAGCTTTCGCTTCGATCATCTGCATCTCGTTTCGGTAGTCAGCTGCTCCCCGGATCTCGGTTGGAATTGCGGTGATCTCAGATTTTGTGACCACAAGATCTCCATCCAAAAGATCTGAGAGCATGTTCTTCACATGAGACTTGTCTCGAGTCTGGTAGAGGTGAAGGAGAGCAATACGCAATGATGAGAAGTACCGGTTGGTAATCTCGTTTGCTTTTTCTGTAAGATCGAAACACGATTCGTAGTTTCCAACTCCGAGCCATCGACCCTTTCGACGACGGAAGTGGACCTCCTTGTAAGGGAAGAGCTTGCGATCGACTTCTTTACAGAACAACACTGCCTCCTTCTGACCTGAATCAACACCAGAAACGATTGCCATGACGTAAACGGAATCGTTTAGTTCGCCCTGGTACGGAGATTCGATTGCTCCGGCATCACGTGATGGTTGAACGGCCTTCGATCCTCGCTTCTGCACTCGAGGTTTACCTCCACGCTTGTACTTCTCGTACATTGCTCGAGGGATCTCTCCCCAGAACTCGTACACTTCGTAGAATGGAGTGTAGTCATCGATCTGTGTACCGAAACTTCCATTTACTGAAGCCTGGTTCGTATCAAGGAATCCAACGCGAGCAATAGTCTGGTTCGCACTGATCATCTCCTGTACTTCGTGCTGGTCCCATGACTTGTATGACCAGAGATCGTCTTGAGTGAGAACGTGACGCTCGATGACGACTCCATCCTTGAGATTTTTTACACTCGGGTCGTTCATAAGGTTGATCAGCTCAACGCTTTGTACGTCGGTACGACCGTCAGAGAGTTTTACCTTCTTCCAAACAACGGTCCCGAACGCCGGGAGATCATCGGCCATCTCATTGAGCTTCTTCCCGAAGCCGGACTCCTTCGCGTACCCCATGAACTCGCGACGAAGCAACCAACTCTTCAGCTGAGCTCCTTCATCTTCAGCCTTGATGTAACAATCGCTGGTATCGAGATCGATGTTCTTGCTCGCATCGTCATTTCGATCGGTAACGAGATCGTAAAAATACTTAGGGTCGCCGTTTTCATCAACAGGTCCTGATTCAAATTGGTTGTGCTGGTAGAAATAGATCCTCTTCACCACATTGTACTGGTTGTGAGTGAGTCCTGGAACGATCTCGATCTCCTTCTCCAAGAAATTTCTTTTGAAATTAGAAACGACTCCGGAGAGAGTTGTTGCTCCTCTTCCAGTCTTGTCTGAAGTCCACTCGAACTCTTGTTTTTTTGCTAATGTTGATGTTGACATAATTTTTATCGATATGCTTTACGGCCTCCTGATCTGACCCGCTCGCGTCGCTCCTCAACTTTGGCAACGTCTTCGGCATCCGCTTTTCCTCTTGAGGTGTACGCTCTCATTTGGTAAGCGATACCGGTTGCGATCAGAAGGTCAAAGTGTCGAGTTGTATTTTCAGTGACCGTGATCTGAAGGGTATCTTCTTTATTAAACTTCTTTGCTTCGAGTAAAATTCCTTCATCTGGTACCTTCAGATCGTCGTTCTCCATGGCCTCTCCCATCTCGTACATGTACTTTGGCTTCGTGAGAGATGAAGTGAGGTATCCGAGTTTATTTGATGACACAGTTTCCATTAATCCTTCGCGAACCTGTGTATATACGTGCGGGTAGATCGCGTTGAGAGTGACGCACGTTGTCATTCCCACGTTGTTTGCCTCCGGAGCAGCGATACATCCTCCATACATGAGTGCCGCCTTCTTAATATCGTGTGCGAACAGTACCGGATCGATCTCGTTGCTTCGATAGGTGAGGACCACTTCTCCGGTAGTGAAGTCGATCACTACAATCGTCGATGAGTCTCTCTTCGTTCCCTGAGAAACGTCGGCACCGAGTCCGTACAGGTGGCTTGTCACGTACCTCTTATATATGAGGAAGTCCCCATCGATCTCGATTGGGTCCCGCATGTACTTCTCGCGCTGGGCATCGATCACTTCACCATTGAAAAGTTTATTTCCGGAAGTGAGGAACGCTTCTTCCGGAGTGGTTGGATGCTCCTGCCTCATTTTTCCCTTCAACTCTTTGGTCGTGAGGTAGTACCAGTTCTTCTGCTCTCGAGTAAAAGTAACTTTTACCAAACGTTGCATCTTCTCGAGGTACTGATCGACTTCGCCTGAGATCGGTACATCTCCGGAAACAACGTCAGCTGGATTCTGGTACCAAGGGAAGAAGAAGAATTTGTAATCCTTCCTAGTGAGAGCCCGGTGAAGTCTCTTCGCCTCCATCGCATCCTGGCAATAGTCATAGAAGTGCCCCTCTTCACCTTCAGCTGTCGATTCGATAAACACCACACCGCCTGAAGGTACCGCAGGGAGCGTACCAGTTACGATTTCAGCTGCCTTCTCCGGGAATCGCGAACAGATCTTACCGAACTCAGTAATGAGTACCATCTGATACGTTCCAGAACGCAACGAGGTGGAGACTCGCATTGCTGAACCATTCGTAAATTGATACTCAGTAGCTGAATCGCCAAGAGCCTGTAGCTTGAAATACTCTTTGAGGTGCTGAGGGAAGTTGTCCCACGCGATCTTTACCTTACGGAAGATCACCGAAGCGTCATCCTTCGTGTGAGCAACAATACCGAGTGCTTTGTTCTTGTTGAAGAGCGCATAGTCCAACATGAATATACAAATGAATGTCGTGAATCCCAACTGACGCGCCTTCAAGATAATATTCTTGTAGTGCATGTTCTCGAGAAGGTGCATCTGAGCCGGTCGCAACTTAAACTGCATGAGGTTACCCTCCTCATCCACGACCCAATACAAATTATTTAAACGCCAGACTCGATCAGCGAGTCGCGCATCCAATTTCTCAAGCCCCTCATAGTCCGTCGAAGCGATCGGTACAACATACTTCGTATAGTCTTCTCGCGTAACCGTACCTACTGCATCAACAGGTACGCGAGCATCGATAACAGTACGAGGGAACTCAACACTATCTCGAGCGAGTAGGCTTTCAACAGCGTCTGCTGAATACTGCGGTGCATTTTCACGTAGTCCCAAGTCATTCGATAGTGTTGCAACTTTGATCTCCGGTTGTGGTAGAACAGCACGAGGCGTACTACCGGCTGTGCGGTCGTCAATAACACCCGCTCCAAAAAATGTAGCATGATTTTGTCTCTTAAAATTGTTAGTAAGTTGCTCTGACATATTTTTAAATATCATCTTCCCCCGGTAGTTCCAGCTGACCTCCTGGCTTCACCTTCCCGGCTGCAATTCCATCGAGTACTTTGTTGATATCGATGGTCACATTCTCCGTGACAACCTTATCTTTCATCTTCGTTCGATTCACAGCAACGAACTTCATCGCGATTGCACCGTAAGAGCCGGTGAGTCCGTTGTCGATCAAAAACTCCTCGAGGATCTCCTGGCATGATTCATACGCTTCACGAAATTCTTGATGATCGCGGGCCCATCGTTTGAGGGTCCGGGTAGTCACTCCGATCGATCGGGCAAATTCGCTGAAGTGAGGGGGTGTGTTTGCGATGAAGCGTTCCTTCTCACTCACGGCTCCGCTCTTCCAAGTGTACGTGTCATAGATCTTTTTTACCTTCGGGCGGTCGAACCACCGGAGCATGTCGGCTGCGTAGCCAGGGTGATATTCACCTGGTTGGACTATTTGAATCGCACCTTCGGCAATCGTTGGGTGGTTTTCAGGTGCCGGCTGAAATTCAGAAACGGATTCAGCCAGTACCCCGAACTCGTTTGGAGAACTTGTAAAAGATTCGGTAATTGGGGGGTGGTTTTTAGAAAGATTTTTATTTGGGGCCCCCAGAGAAGTTGAGGGCTGAGCACCGTTGAAGGGGGCCGGGGTATCCCGGGGGGCTTGGTTTCGAGATCTTAAAATTGCGCCACTCATACCACTATTGTACCGCTCACGCTACCCCCTATGCTACATATATGCGGGCCTTAGTGTTTTGACATGGCACTATTGAGCCACAACAACAGGACCAGAGCACAGCCGGTCCACATGAAACAGGCGAATGTTGACATATAACTACAAAAACAACGCTCTATAATCGATTTTAAGGCCCTTGTATTTCATTTCAGGTACTTTGGTACCACTTGTAAAAGATTCGAAGGCTGTTTTTACGGTCCGAAACATTACAACACACATTTATACTATTTTGTGCAATTTTCCCCCTCTTTTACCCCTTCCACGGTTCCACTCACTAGCCCACACAGCCCGCAGCCCCGCAATAGCGTGGCTCAGTTAAGCCGTGTTTTGGCGTTTCATGTCAACAAATTGAGAAACAAGGGTTTATATAGTTTTTATAACGTTTTGTAAAACATTCGTTTTCATTCATGCAATGATTGATAAACAAGTATATATA